TTCAGGGTTTCAAAACGGAGTTACTCACTGTTACGAATAATAACACTGATATAGGTGGGCATAATAGAATTGATTTATCAACATTTAATCACCCCATAAAGTCCCTCTTTTGGGGATTTAATGCTTCAAGTGAAAATTTTGCGGATGATCGTTTCACTTTCCTTGAAGCTGATCTACAAATCAATGGCACGCATTTGTTTGAAAAAATGACTCCCGTCTACTTTCACACTATTCAAAATTACTACAAATCTTCTTATGGTCATTCAGACTTTATTCCAGAAACTGAAGTACTTTTCAACACTAGATATTTTGCGTATCACTTCTGTTTAAATGCATCAGAATATAACCCATCGGGTACATGTAATTTTTCGAGGATAGACAGTGCTGTCCTATCATTAAATGGTGTAGAAAAGGGAGTTCTTAGACCATCCGGTCAGGAACTTTTTGTGTATGCGGTCAACTATAACGTGTTAAGAATACGCAATGGGCTAGCTGGAATTTTATTCGGTAACTAATGTATAGATGGGCAGAACAGTACGTTTCGACCAGATTTTCGTAACAAGTCTAGACGCTGCACCACGAGAGACCGATGTTTTAAGTGGTCTCGCGAGTATTGATGCTGGTGAAATTACAGCAGATCAGATTGAAGTTGCGAATCTAACTATTACAAATCAAGTATTTGCACCGGTAGAAAGGACAGAATTTACGGGTCTCACGAATGTCTATCGTCTAACTGCCACCCAGGTTGGTGTGGGAACCGATAATCCAACTAACGAATTTCAGTTAGGTCAAGATAGCGTAATCATGAACCGAAATTTACAAGATATTGTCACCGTTCAGGGTAACACAGTTTCGACAAACTTGTTTGCGACCAGTACACTCAAGACGACAAATGATAAATTTTTCGCGGACGCTAATGCTTCAAATGTTTTGAAGATCACTGGTAACACTTTTTCTACAAATGCGGCTATAGGTACACACCTTTTGGTTGGTAACGAGGCTGCCAGT